TTAAAATATATAATTTAAAAGAATATATGAGTATGAAGTTTAATACTTTTACGGATCAAATCAACTTTTTATTATTAGATAAAGACCCCCATATATAGTTAGTAATAAATAATTTAAACAATATTTAATATCATAAATTATAATGAGTTATATTTTAAATGTTGATAAAACTTTTATAAATAACAAGACTATATTAATTACAGGAGGAACCGGTTCATTTGGCAAACAAATGTTAAGAACTTTATTAAATAATTTTACTCCAAAGAAAATTATTATTTTTTCTAGAGATGAATTTAAACAGAGTGAGATGCAAAAAAATTTCAGCGTTACAGAATACCCTTGTTTAAGATATTTTATAGGCGATATAAGAGATAAAGAAAGACTTATTGAAGCGTTTAATGGTGTAGATATAATTTTTCATGCAGCTGCATTAAAACAAGTGCCAGCACTTGAATATAATCCTTCAGAAGCAATAAAAACTAATATTTATGGTACTGAAAATGTAATCAAAGCAGCTATTGTTAATAATGTTAGCAATGTTATTGCTATTAGTACAGATAAAGCTGTCTCTCCTTGTAATTTATATGGCGCAACTAAATTATGTTTTGAAAAATTATTTATTGCAGCAAATAATACTGTAGGAGACAAAGATATTAAATTTAGTGTCTTAAGATATGGTAATGTATTTAAAAGTCGTGGTTCAGTAGTTCCATTATTTTTAGAACAAGAAAAAGCAAATAAATTTACTGTTACAGATTCACAGATGACAAGATTTAATTTAACATTAGAAAGCGCAATTAATTTTGTATTAAATTGTTCTTCAAAAATGTTAGGCGGAGAAATTTTTGTTCCAAAATTAAAAAGTTATAATATAATTCAATTATGTGAGGCAATTAATAATAAGGTACCAATACAAATTATAGGTCTACGACCAGGAGAAAAGATTAATGAATGTATGATTAATACTTTAGAAGCTAATAATTGTTATGAATGTGATAATTATTTTATAATTTTATCTAATACTGCTCTAGGTATAGAAAATAACTTTGATAGATATTTATCTAATTATAAATCAGATAATATTAAAATACGACAAGAAAAAACAGAATATATAAGCGGCGGCGATATGATGACAACTGAAGAACTACATAATTTAATTAGTGATAAGAAAGATACTAAAATTTAGGGTGATAATAGTATATATTAGCTAATAAATTCTAATTACCATACCCTAGGATCAAGTAATTTAGTTGGTGTATTTTTAAAAGTAAGTTTTATGATGTTTAATTCTTCTTCTTTTAGTTTTCTTACTTTATTAAATAATTCTATATTATATTTTAATTGTTCTATAGTTTCTATTCCTATTATTATTCCATTTATCCAATTTAATGATTTAACATAAGCTAGACATAATTCTAATTTGCTTGAAAATTTAAATCTCTTTTGAAATATTTCAAGTGTTTCAATATAATATTTTGCATTACAATTTGTAATCATGTAATAATAATACGGGTAATTTATTTATATTTAAATTACGCATTGATGTATTAATACTTTCATATATTTTATCTATAATTTCACTCTCTAAAATATTATTATAATCAAATTTACATAATTTTGTTATTATACAACTATCATTAGTGTAGTCATTTACTGAAGATAATATTTGTTCAGAATCGCCATATTCTCAAGCTGTGTCAAAAGTTTTTATATTGTTATCTATAGCATATTTTATTATTTGTTTTGATAATTCAGAAGTAGGTTTTCCAGTAATATTAGTTTTACCGTACGTTAATCCCAATTGAGCGGTTCCAATAACTAAATCAATCATTTTTAATAACAATAATATTATAATATAAATATATTTATGTTATAATATTAATGAATATTACATTGATTTTACAAGCGAGAATGAATTCATCGCGTTTGCCTGGAAAAGTATTGAAATTAATAGAAGAGAAGACAGTTTTACAGCATATTATTGATCGATGTTCAAAAAGTAAATATATAAATAAAATAATTGTAGCCACTACAACAAACTCTTTTGATGATATATTAGAAAATTATTGTATAGAAAATAATATTAATTATTATCGTGGAAGTGAGGATAATGTATTGGAGAGATTTTATATGTCGGTTCAAAATGAAAATCCCGATATAATAATACGTATAACATCAGATTGTCCTTTGGTTGATGTAAATATTGTTGATAATATGATAACATATTTTATACAAAATACATTAGTATTTTTACAACCAAAATATATAAAAGGTGATAATCAAAAACAAATGGGTGGTTTTCCTGATGGTTGTAATCCTCAAATTTTTACGTATGAAATATTAGAAAAAACATATAGAAATGCTATATCTAATTTTGATAAAGAACATGTTTGTCCTTATATGGTTAGAAATTATATGAATAAAGAATTCATAATACAAAATACAGAAATTTATAAAAATATAGATTTATCTTCTTTGCATCTAAGTTTGGATACTCAGGATGATTATGATTTTATTTCTAAAATATATAAACATTTATATAAAAGTAACCCTAATTTTACTATTTATGATGTTTTAAATTTGTTAAATAATGTGAATATTTAAATTTAATATGTTAATCTATACATATTTTAAGTGCTAGTGAAATACAATTGCCGTAATATATGTTATTAATTAATCTGGGATTTCCTTCTCCTCCCATTATATAGATATATTTACTATATAATATTACTTTTGGAATATTAATATTTAGAGGAAGAACCGTATCGGATATTTTATATTCATTATTTAAAGTATCATAAATCACTATAATATTACTAAAATACCAATTATATTGATTGGCTGTATTTTCTTGCGTGATAAATTGATTTTTAATTGTTGATATATTGTTATATGGTAATCTATAATTTTGATCCAATACTTTTGTTTCGATTATTTTATCATTCACATATGTCGTATTATATTTTATTCCTCCCATAAGAATAATATATCTATTTTCATATAATACACTGCCCTGACCACATATATGAATAGAAATACCTGGTAAACTTTCCCATCTGTTTTCATTTATATTATATCTCCAATTGTCAACTACGTTATTGTATGTATATTCTGTATATCCTTTATATTTATTTGTTCCACGTGTTGTGTTAACTCCACCTAATACATATATAAAATCATCAATAATATGGTAAACTATTCATTAATATAAATATTAGATATATATATATATATATATTTAAATATATATTCGATAATTACATTATATATTGATATTTATATATTTTTTCATTATTTAACTGGTATATTTTAACAAATTCAAAATTACAAGATTCAAATACTTTTATGGAAGCAATATTAATAGATTTAATATTTGCTATGATCTTTTTTACAAATGGATAATTTATTTTAATATATTCAATAGATTTTTTTATGATTAGTTTACCTAATCCTTTACCTCTATAGTATGGATTAAGATTTATTCCAATTTTACATATTTCTTCAGTTGTTTCTATATCAACAGTATTATTACATATAAATCCAATAAATGCTGCCTTTTCATTATTATAATAAGCAAACAATGGCGGTAAATAATTATTAAAATAATTATCTTCAAATATCATTTTAAATGTATCCCATGATTTTATTTTAGAATCAAATGACATTTTCCTTGTATTTTTATCATTCCTCCATATCATAATTAATTTACCATTTTCTTCTGTCTTTTCTACTGGTTGTATAATAATAGACATATTATATAATAGTATTTATAATTATAATTATTTAAATACAAAAAAATTATAATTATATGGAATTGCCAGAATTTATTATTAATAATAGAGTTATAAATAAAGATAATCCCACATATTTTATTGCGGAACTTTCGTGTAATCATAATCAAGATAAAACAATATGTTTTAAATTAATTGATGAAGCATATAAATCTGGAGCAGATGCAATTAAACTACAAACATATACACCAGATACAATGACTTTAAACTGCGATAAACCAATTTTTAAAGATTGTTTAAATGGGTCAATATGGGAGGGTACAACATTATATGATTTATATTCAAAAGCATATACTCCGTGGGAATGGCATAAAGAATTAAAAGAATATGCAAACTCCTTAGGAATGGATTTATTTACTTCTCCATTTGATACTACTGCAGTAGACTTTTTAGAAACTCTTGATATGCCTGCATATAAAATAGCTTCTTTTGAAATTACTGACCATATTCTTATAAAACGGATTGCACAAACTGGTAAGCCAGTTATTATTTCATCTGGAATGGCATCTCTTAGTGAGTTAAATGATGCCGTATCATTATTGAGAGAACATGGAACAACACATATTTGTATGTTAAAATGTACTAGTGCTTATCCAGCCAAACCAGATGATGCTAACCTAATTACTATCAAACATATGATGGATACTTTTAATGTAGTCGGTGGATTATCAGATCATACATTAGGTATAGAAGTTCCAATAGCATCTGTAGTATTAGGAGCAAGGGTTATTGAGAAACATTTTACTCTCTCTCGAGATAGTGGAAGTCCCGATGATGCGTTTTCTCTCCTACCTGATGAATTTAAACAAATGGTAGATAGTGTTAGAATTGTTGAAAAAACAATCGGAAAAATAACATATGCAGGTGTAAATAGTGAATCATCTAGTAAAAAATTTCGTCGCTCATTATTTGTAGTTGAAGATGTTAAAAAGGGAGAGAAATTAACAGAAAAAAATGTTAGATCCATAAGACCTGGTAATGGATTGCATACTAGGTTTTATGATGAAGTACTTGGAAAAGAAGCTACTATGGATATAGAAAGAGGAACCCCACTTCGTTGGAATTTATTTTATTAATTAATTTTAATATAAACAAAAAAGTAATAGATTAATATATTATGAATAAAGAAATATTTTTTTATAATATTTGTGGTAAATTAATGCCTACAGGAGGTATAGCTGACGGTAAATTTATGAGAACAATAGATGTAGTTAATGAAATAAACATACAATATAACAATAAATATAAAAATAAATTAACAATTACAAATAATATAACTTCTATTAAAAATTCTTTTATAATTTTTATTAAATCTGATTTTACAAAAAATATTGAATATATTAGAAAATCAAAAAATAATAATAATATTATTATTGTTGATATATTAGATTGGCTTGAAGTTGAAGATGATATTAATAACGATAATTACGACTTTCCAGATTTACTTATAAACAATATAATAGATTTAATAGATGTTTTTATTTGTGAAAATGAATATGTTAAAAACAGATATGAAAAAAAATATAATAAACCTTGTTTTATTATTAAACATCATTATGATAAACGTTGGCATCAATTAAAAAAAAATGATAATTCTCAAGAAAAATTATCAATAGTATTTAATGGCTATATGGGTCATAAAAATAATAATTGTCTACATATAAATAAACTAGTTGAAAATAATATAGTAACAAATAATGTAAAAAAATATGGACAATATCATTTAGTTTTAAAAGCCGAAGAAGGTTTACATAATTGTCATATTAGTATAAGAGATAAAGATAGTTGGGAGTATAATATTAAGCCCTCTATAAAAATAAAAACAGCAGCAGTTTTAAATTGTAACATTATTACAACAAATGATATTTCAGTCAAAGAATTATTAAAAAAAGTAGATGGAACAGATTATCCATATTTATTACAAAGTTCAGAATATAATGAGGTAATTAATATGATAAAATATGCAGAAAAAACATATAAAACAGATATTTGGTATAGAGGTTTAGAAATAATGAAGAAAATAAAAGATAATTATGATATATCGATTATTGTTAAAGATTACTATTTACCATTTTTTGATTTTTTATTTAATAAATATTGTTAAATATTTATTTATTTTTATTTATTACAAATAATAGATCATCATATCTATTTTTATTTTTCCTCAAATCATATAATTCTATATATTTTTTATATTTTTCTGGAACTATTTCTATCAATTCATTAAACCATTCTATATTTTGAATATCTTCTATTATAAAAATACCTTTTTCTTCTAATAATGGTAAATATAAATTAATAAATTTTTTCATACTTTCTAATGTATGTGGTCCATCATCTATTATAAAATCAAATTTTAAGTTATTATTTGAAAAATTTTTTGTAATAAATTTTTCATTGTAAGCATTTTCGAAATATAAATTAATTCTTTTATTATTTTTTATATTATCTACTTTAATATTATCTACAATATCGCAACCATATATATTTCCATTAATAAAAAAATCATGCCATAATAAAATACTTCCACCTTGACTAATTCCAATTTCTAATATGTTTTTTGCGTTATATTTTATTGGTTTTAATAATTTATTATAAGTATCCAAATATGAATGCACTGTATTTTTATCTGTATAATTATTTTTAATTAGTTCTTCCATATTTATATATATATATATATATATATAAATTTATTTTATACACAAATTTATCTTATATCTAAATTTAATTTTTTACATCCTTGTTGAAATGGAAGCGTGGTGCTTGCATACAGTAATTGTAACATTAATCTTGTTCCTTCCAATACAGGCATTCCACGATGAAATCCATTTGTGTTTTCTATTATAATAGTTCCAATATCTCCAGTTAATATCTTTATGTTATCCTTATAGTTATCTATTGCAAATTTATCAGTTAATCTTGTAGATGGATTATATCCAGGTGGAACAATCATATTGTTAAGTGATTTTTGTATATAACAATGCGGTCCATTATTATTACCAACTTTAGTTAAATAGATAAAAATTTTTAAAAAATTTATGTCATCATAATCTTGATGAAATCGCTGAGTTCTTTCTGGTGATTTATTCGTACAAGAATACCATAAGTTAGTTTGGCATAATATTGGTTTACACCCTAGATAATTTTGTACTATTTTTAATAAAAAAGGGTCACTAGCTATATCTTGTACTTCTGATATTGATGCTATATCATTTTGATTATCTATCCAAAATGTTGAACTACTATTATATTTGACATTTTTTCCTAGAAATTCTTTCCCGAGTATTCTATTATTATTATCAAAAGGTTTAAAATATTTATCTCCCAACTTTGAAATTATATTATGACATATTTTATTATCTATTTTAAAATCTGGAATAAATATACCCTTTTCTTTTAATTCTTTATCTGCTATTGTAGTATCAAAATGACACATAGTATTATTAATTAGTTTACTATATTCACTATCAAAATTATATAAATTCATTATTTTTCCAATAGTTTGTGATATAAATTGCTGATATTTATATTTATTAATTAACCAAAGTTTTTCAAAATCTTCTATTTTTTGATAAATCTCATCATTTCTTAAAAATAATTTAAAACAAAATTGTTTTGTTAAATTAATTATATAATTTTTAAAAGAATCATGCTCTCCAAAACTTTTAATAAATTCTTTGCTGATTAATTTATCACTATATGTATTTAAAATATATTCTTTCCATTTTCCATAAGGTTTATGTTTTAAATTATACAGTTTAATTTTTTCTTCTTTTTCTAATTCTATTTCATTTTCATCAGTTTCAATATATTCTATTTTAACATTATCTATTAATTCAAATACTTTTCCAAATAAATATTTAACTCTTGGTATATGCCAATTTGATGTAATAATTATAACATTATTTGAATTATTATCAATTAAATATTTACCAATATTTATAGCTTCGTCTATGGTGTTGTCGTTTTCTTCAAATTCTTTATTAATTTCTATATTCGGATATTTATTTTGTAATTCTTTTTTAATTATACTACAATGTGACATTTTTGAAAAACGAAATCCTCCCGAAATTATAATTTTTGGATCATTATTTTTATAATTATTATATATTTCATCAAATTTTTTTAATCTCATTAATGTGGAATTAGATAAATTACCACTTATATCATTATCTCCACCAAGAATAACTAAGTACATATATATATATAAAATATTATATATCTACTTAAATTAAAAATACTTATATTATACAATGAATAGTAAACTTGCAATTCATGGAGGAACTCCAATAAGAGAAAATATATTGCAATATGGAAAACAAACTATTGACCAAACAGACAAAGAAGCAGTATTAAGTGTTCTTGAAGAAAATAATTTTTTAACAACAGGACCAAAAGTTGTTGAGTTTGAGGAAGAATGTAAAAAATATTGTGGTGCAAAATATGCTCTTGCTGTCAGTAGTTGTACTGCAGCATTACATTGTGCTATGGCATCACTTGAATTAAAACCAACTGATGAAGTAATTGTAAGTGGAATTAGCTTTGTAGCAAGTGCCAATTGTGTTGTTTATTGTGGTGCTAGTCCTGTATTTTGTGATATTGAAGAAAATACTATGAATATAGATCCCGAAAAAATAGAAACTTTAATTAATAATAATACCCGAGCTATTATATGTGTAGATTTTGCAGGACAATTATGTGATTATGAAAAAATTAAATATATTTGTCAAAAACATAATTTATATTTAATTCAAGATGCAGCTCATTCATGGGGTATTAGTTATAACGATAAATTTGTTGGTAATATCGCTGATATTACTACAGTAAGTTTTCATCCTGTTAAAAATATGACTACTTGTGAAGGAGGTATGATATTTACAGACAATACTGATTTATATAATAAAATGAAATTATTTAGATCACATGGAATATCAACAGATTTTACTGAAAGAGAGAAAACAGGGCAATTATATTCGCCTATGGTAACACTGGGATATCATTATAGAATTTGTGATTTATTATGTGCATTAGGTATTAATCAACTAAAAAAACTTTCAACTTGGATTCAAAAACGTAATGACATAGCAGAAATGTATAAAATTAAAATTAATGAACTTAATAATAAACTGGGTAATATAGTGGAATATTTAGATAATAATACATCCAACGCATATCATATTTTTGTAATAAAATTAGATTTGAATAAAATAACATGTACGAGAGAAGAATTTTTTAAAGCGATGAAATCAGAAGGGATAGGCGTTAATATTCATTATTTACCTATTTATAAACACCCATTTTATCAGTCTTTTTTAGATGTTAAACCATGTTTACCGGTATGTGATAAAATATATGAATCAATTATAACATTACCATTATATCCTTTAATGAATCAAAAAGATATTGACGATGTTATAATATCGTTATACAAGGTTACCAATTTTTATAAAAAAATAATTTGAATTATGAATAACGGCATTACTTTTAAAGTTCCAAACTGACTACATTTTTATCGCTCTTTTGACGGCGTTTGCTTCTTGATGGTTGTCTTGCGTTTGATATTTCTTTTAATTCTTGAATACTTATTGTGCTGCTATCTTTTTCTTGTGTAGGAGCACTTATATCAATTGTTTTGGTTTTTAGACCAGATAATAGGTCGGATATGTCGCTTGGTCCGTTCATTTCGGGACGTTGTGCTTGGGTGCTTCTGATAGGACGCGATCCACCCGAGTTAATATTTTCATAATTATCATTAATATTTATTCCGTCATCGTCGCCTCTTGCGGCCGACATATCGGGGCGGTTTGCCGGAACTTGCGAGCGCTGGCTTCTTGCCATTTGCGTTCTAATCGGTTCGGGAGGTGGGCCAGGAGCAATATTCGGTTGAGTATCATCGTTGCCCATTACACTATTCATAAAACCACCAAATCCGGGGTTTGTAT